CACAGGTTTTGCGTCAGGCGCTTGTCAGCGGCCGGCGCCGTAGCGCCATAGATCACTTCCCCTTTGGCGCCGGCTGCCGTGGCGGCCGCCTGCGCGGCCTGCTGGGCGGCCGTCACGTTGCCATTGGTGGTGGTCAAACCAGACTGCAGGCCCTCAATCTTGGAGGCTTGCGCCGTGCTCGTACCGCTGAGGGTAGAAACGTCCGTTTCGACCTTGCCCACGCGCGTGGCGGTGCCGGCAGCCGTCACGATGGCCTGGCCAACATCGGTCCAGTAGGTCGCATTCGGCGGCGGGTTGTTCTTCGGCACCGCTTTCAATGCCTGATACAGCTTGCCGTCGGCGCCCAGTACGCCCTGATTCAGGGTGTAGGTCTTGTCTTTGTTGTACGGCAACGAGCCGGCCAACGCGGACACGGTATTGATCTGCTGCTGCAGCTCGGACCGGGCCGCATCGACTTCCTGATCAACTGCCGCAAGCTGCTGCTGCAATTCATCACGAGCCGTCAATACCGACGATTTGACCGTCTCGACCGCGTTATTGACCTCGGAAACCTGCTCACTCAGCTTATTACGCGCCTCGTCCACACGCTCGTTCACCGACCCGGGGCCATTCTTGTCGATCAGATCAATACGGCTGAGCAGTTCCTTCCCCAGTTCGCTTTCGGTGATCTGATCCTTGATCTGCTCGAGGATCGCGCCAGCATCTGCGCTGGCCATTCCGGCAACCACTGCCGGGGCTACCGGGAAGAATGGGCCAAGGTTATTGGAACGATCGACCAGGCGAGCCCAGAAGTAGAACTGTTGGCCCGCGCGCAAGCCCTGCATCACGTACTCGTTCTGCGGGTAGGCCAGGTCTGCCAGCTTGGTGGCCTTGTCCAAGTCAGTACCTTCGCTGTACCACAACTCGGTACGCTGGGTGTCGCTGGAGCCAGCAGGGAAGCCCCACTTGATGCCGATGCCGAACAGCAGGCTTTCCGTATCCAGGAAGGAAACAGCCGGCGGCAGGCCTTCCTTGCCATTCAGCTGAGTGAGGGTCGAGCTTTTCCAGATCGACGTAATGTCGAACGAGCTCACAGCGCGTACGCGTGCAAGGTAGGCACCCGCGTAAATGCCGACCACGTCCACCGATGTTGCGCCGGTGCGCTGCAGGCGAACCCAGTTGCCGTTGTCCTTGCGCCACTCCACGTCATAGGCGACAGCGCCCTCCACCGCCGGCCAGGCGATGGTCATCGTGCTGACCGCAATACCCTGGTCGATCATGTGGGCGGAAGACAAGGTCACGCTTGCGGGGGGCTGCACAGTGGTCACCGGGATAACGCTGATCGGGCGCTCGTCCAACTTGGCGCCGGTGTCGATCGCAGCGAACTTGCTCGGGTTGAACTCGAGCGCGGTGATCTCGTACTCGCCCTCTTGGGTGCGCGTTGTCTTCAGCACCCGGAACAGCTGCACCGCCAGGTCGTGGTAATCGATTGCCCACTGCAGTTCCGGCTCAGGCTGCACGCCATACGCGGTGGTTACCGTCACCGCGCGGCCGGCCACCGACTGCACCGTGCGTGCCTGGGCGGTACCGTTCGGCAGGTTCAAGATCAGCCGGTCGCCAGCCTTGATCGGCGTGTCACGGTCCAGGGTCACAACGCGGCCGGCAGCCGCCGAAATCCGACCGCCGTTTGGACGGCCGGCAACCAGTTCTCTGCGACGGGAATGACGTAACCAGGCAGCGGAATGCGCCCTTCCATGCCGGTCTTGAAAGTGACGGTGCGGTCCTGGCTGTTACTCAGCAGCGCCCACTTGCCGCGTCGCTGTGCCTCGGATGCACGGGTGCAGCCGATGGCTGAAATCTCCACCGGACGGTCCCGGTACCGGCGCTGGAGAGCGTTGTCGGTGACCGGGATAACATCGGTGTCATAGTTGTTGGCCGGGTTGTCGTAGCTGACCAGAGCCCGGCTGTAGTGCGTGTTACGCTCGGCACCGCCGTAAACGAACTCACCGTCGATGACGTTGGCCCGGGTGAACACGTAGTCGATATCCTGGGCGCGCGGCATGTCTGCCTGCATGTACAGAGAGCCGTGAGCCCAGTACACCATGCCCCGGTAAATCGCGGAGAGGTCGCGCAGCAAGGTCCAGGCTTCGGCGCGGCCCTGAAGGTTCATGTCGCACAGGAAACGCGGCTCCTGACCGCCCTGACCATTCGGCACCTGCTGATCGCAGTACTGGGCGATGCGGTACATCTCCCACTTATCGACCATCCACGACTTGATGCGCTTGCCCAAGCCAAAACGGTCCTCGACGCACAGACCGTAGGTCACAAACGCCGGGTTGTTGGTCCAGGCCTGCTTGAAGGTGCCGTCCCATACGCCGGCATAGGTGCGCGCAACGGGATCGTAGTTGGTCGGCACCGGCCAGCGCTTGGCCTTGCACTTCACGGTTACCGCAGGGATGTTCTGGAACTGCTGGGCGTCGAACTCGATGTACAGCAGCGCGGTGTTCGGGTAGCGCAGCTTCTGGTCGATGATCTCGGTGTAGCCAGCGATGGTCATCGTATCGGCCACGGTTCCGCTGTTGGCGTTCGGAGTGATACGGCGCACGCGCAGCATCCAGCCGGAGGTTGCCTTGGGCAGGTTGACGCGTACCGAGCGCTGGTAGCCGTTGGTGGTCTTGCCGTCCACTGCCCCCAGGTGCGCCTCGACATAGGCGCCACCATCGGTAGCGATATCGATGGCGTACTCAATGCGGTAGCCGTTGGTATTGCCACTGCTGTCCTGCTGCGCCAGGCGCGGCCAGGCCATTCGCACGCGCACGGCCGAGAGCTGGATGTTGCTCAGGGCTCGGGCAAATGGGTTGTCGCTGCGCAGTTCCACATTAACGGTGGTCTCGTTCTCGATCGCAGGGATACCCTGGATGTAGTCCTGCTCGATCGAGCCCGAGCGCCACTCCCACCGCACCCCAGGGAAATTCACGCTGCCGCTGGCATCCATGATCGGGGTGTTATCGAGGTAGATATCGCGATCCGTCGGCTCCTCATCGAACTCCCCCTCCCCCACGGCAATCAGAATCTTGCCGATGTTGGTGGACTGCAGGCTATCGGGTGCCTCTACAGGCGTTTTCGGCTTGCTGCTGCCGCCCTTGGCGCCAGTGATAGCAACGTGATCTGCTGGGCCCATGCTTTCCTCCGGGCAATAAAAAACCGCCCGGAGGCGGTCTGCTTGCTGAATCGGCCTAGGCCTTGTCTTGCGCCTCGATCGAGGCTGAGATGATCGCCCCGCCCCAGCGGCGTTCGCCGATACAAATCGGAACTGGGTTGCCACTTGCGGTGGTGTTTTTGGCGCTGCCGAAGGCATACGACGGCAGGTTTTCAGGGGCGGCACTCTGAGACAGGCCCTTTGCTTGGGGGCTGAGCATCTGGATGACACCACCAATGGCGAGAGCAACCCCGGTCTGAACCAACCAATACTGCTGCGTGACCACGCCTACCACTATCAAGACTGCGGCAAGTACGGTTTGCAATATTCCCCCTCGCTTACTGCCCTCTACTACTGGCACGATACGTACTTCCTGAGTGCCTCGGCGCCCAAGGTCGTCGATCCCTACATTTCGGCGGTTGCGGAAAATGGCGAACCGCATGCCTAGCCGATCCAGACGCCTGATCTCCGTTTCGAAACCTTCGAGCGTGGCCTTGAGAGCCTTGAAGACTTCCCATGTCTGACCGCTGTCTATGTGTCGGCGGTGTGTGCGACCAAATTTTTGGGCTAGAGACCCAGACAGTTTGATCAGTGTCAAAGGCTGTTTTTGTGCTGCTGTGCCAGCCATACTCTTCTCCGAGCAATAAAAAACCGCCCGGAGGCGGTCTATTCATTTGTAATCGATGTACGGTCCTATGTAGATACCGTTCATGTCTCCCGAAATGCTGTACGTACTCTCTGCGCCAGACGTTACGCTGCCTGTGATAGTCCGAATTGCGACCCCCATGCATAGGCCCTGGCCTGCGAATCCGACCCCGAGGTTAGGATTACCTACAGGAAGAAAGAAGGTTGCCCGCTGCCCCGTACCGATTTTCGCTGCCTTCACGCCATCGATATAGACGACCGCATCGCATCCAGATCCCACGAACCCAGCGTCTCGAACGACAGTGAGCCTTCCGCTGTCTCCTACAGGCTTTGCCTGGTAGGCGTAAAGCTCGTCGGCCGGTACCGGTTCCGCTTTATTGACCGAGATTGCAGAAGATGCGCACCCAGCCAGCAAAGCCAGCCCCATCGCGCCGATCAGAATTCGCATGTGATCCCTCCCATTAAATGCGGGAATGTAGCATGGCACCGAAAGCCTAAGGTCGACTCTGGTGTGCTGATGCTTCATCGATGCGGGCTAGAAGCTCGTCGAACCGTTTTTCAGCCATCCCCTGATTGCGAGCCAGGATCTCCAAGGCAGGGTCTATTTCCCTTAAATAAGTGCGACATTTTTTCTCACTGAATGTATCGACGTTTTTATGTATGTCGTCCGCCATCGCTCTAGAATCAGCGATGCACTGTTTTAGGTGCTCGCGCTGTCCCTTCAGGAAATCTAGAAGCTCTTGAGCTAGCGGCCGGTGATTACGGAAATAACTGTCAATACGCTTGATCAATGATTCGTTCTCCCGGTTTAGCTGGTACCAGCCTGTCCGGGCCTGCTCGGACTTGACCACCAAGCTTTGCCTCAACGTGAAGAGTTCATTCGACTTCGTCCTACTGAGCGCCCGCCAGGCCACCGCCAAGCTGAGCAATGCAAACATCAGGGTGAATACATCGACCAACGAAATTTTGCCTACTTCCATGCGCGTGATCCTGATTGGCGGAGCAATCAGGATATCCGAACAATCATCAGTCGGTGAGGCTGGATGGAAAGCCAGTAACCGGCGAGGCTTGCACCGTTGTAGCGTTATGCCTCCAACGAACCGCCCCGGTCCGTTGCCGGAAAGCCCATGGACCGGGGCATGATGAGCTCTAAGGACAAATGATGAACCCTGGACAAACAATTTTTCCGTACCTGCTGATCACGAAACACAAAGAGGTTGGATACCTCTGTGGCGTCGTCTCGACAGATGGATCTTTCCAGCATAACGACGGCGAGCTTTTCACGTTCCTGACTGAGAAACCTTTCAAAGAGCTTCTCCGTGAGTTCGATACTGCAGGCAAAGAGTATGCACTTGTCGAGGTAGGCAACTACGCATATAGCAATGCCCACGGCAGGCTTGCCCGAATCTTTATGCACCTAGACTGACTTCAGGCTGAGGCTCCTGTCCACAACAGCGCCCCGCCAATGACCTCTACCCTGCCGCCTTCGGAAAGGCGGTACGGGCCGCTAAGTAAGTATTCAGCATGCCCTTGCTGCACGTCCGCTACCTCAGGTTTGCGGTTAGGTGGAGTCCCGAAACGTCTACGCCAAACGATGACTGGCTTGTAGGATCATTCTTCTGCATGTTCTCTCCTGCGGCTAGGCCGCTTCATTTCGCGTCCCGATGACGCAAAACAAGGCGCGTCCGGTCGAGCCATGGCCCGCCGAACACGATGATTTCTGATGGCCTGCCGAGCAGGTGGTGCAGCATGAAGGGGCCGGGGCCGAACACCTGGACATGCTCTTCTGGCAGCTGCGCTTCAGCGCCCAGGTAGATACCTGCGTGGTTCGGGTGGGCGGTACGGCCAACGGCCATGACGATCATGTCGCCACGCTGTGGTTGGCTGACTTGGTAGAACCCAGCGGCCTCGTAGGCCTGCTCGTAAAGGCTCGGGCCATCCTCCTGCTCCCACCACCCCTCCTCCCGGGCGTAGGCTGGGAACTCCAGCCCCCATTCCCGCTTGTACCAGTCGGCACAGACCTGCCAGCAGTCCCATGCACCGTGCACGAACGGACGTCCCAGCAGCGGTGTGTGACCAGTAGGTGTAATGCTGCGCATGTCGCCCTCTGGCCACGACAAGATGTGCCAAGGCAAACCGGTGGCCTCGCACATCGCTAAGTCGCGCGGCGATGGCCTGCTGGTGGCGTCCGGATGGGAGTGCACGATGCCGATCACCTGGCCGAGGTCTTCGGCTAGCGCGTACTGCTCGGGCGAGATGCGAAATTCTTCGGCCGGCACAGTGGCGGTGTTCTCACACGCCACATAACGGTGAGCTCGGCCATCGGCAACGATCAATCCGCAACACTCGCGCGGGTACTCTGCCGCAGCGTGCACTTGCACGGCGGCGAGAATGTGTTTACGCATGGTCAGCTCCGAGCAATCAGGGAAACGGCCGGGAAGCCGCCGAAGGGCAGTTGGTTGCCCTGGCCGTGTCGAACAATGCAGCCCGAGTCCAGGCAGCCATTGCATTGGTCCTTGGCCGGGTCGTCCGTGGGATTGCCGTCGAGGTCGAAGTAGGGGCCGGTGTAGCCGCAGTTCGGGCCGCGGTAGCCTGCAGTCATTGCCCAGTGACAGAGCTGCGTCATCTGCCGGCCGATCGTCTCCCCGCCAACATCACCCGGGCTGGCCAGCTCCCACGCAACCGTGGTACCGCTCTCCGAAACCTTCTGGTCGATGTACCAGACCTCAATCGCTTCTTCGGTCGGATCGGCCTCCGGGTTGCCAGCGGGGAAGTTTGCCGCGTCCAAGTAGCGCGCCATGGTGTGACGGATGGTCAGTTTGAACTCGAGCAGGTTGTCGAAGGCCAGGCACAGCGCCGTGATCCTGCCGTTGACGTTACCGACCGTCAGCGTGGGCCGCACGGCGGTGCCGTCCGAGTTCGCCTCAATGCCGTCGATCTGCATGGGCCAGGCGCCGTATTCATTGCCCTGCCACCAGATCGACTTGGCAGGCAGCTGGTCGGCGTTCGCGCCGGCCGCCGCCAGTTCTTCGGGGGTATGCGGAATTCCATGGCCATGGAAGCGCAGGATGTCGGCACCGAAGTCTGAGCCATCCAGCTCGAACAGCAATACCTCGCTGCCAGGTTCCAAGGTCTGGATGTCCTTGATCAGTGACATGGTAGTTCCTTACGGATGAAATGCCCGCTCGAAAGTGGCGGCAACCTTGAATCGCCCGCCACCCACCGGGGTAGGCTTTGGATCCTTGCAGGTAAACAGCCCCAGATCACCGAGCGGCGTAGACCAAAGAAAGGCCTTGGCGCCACCGTGCCGGTCGAAGAACTCCATTACCTTGCGGACCTGAGCCTTCGTGCCGGTAACCGTGATGGGGTAGCTGTCTTCCTTGTTATTGGGTCCGTCGCCGACGACCTGTCGGTACCCGCCGCCGAAGCGTGACTCGCGGGTTCGGTAGCTGATCTCCGGCGTTTCCCCGCGCTGGGTTGGCCAGCTGAATTTCTCGATGGCCATCAGCGCCTCCCGCTGGTGTTTCGATGACTGACGCCACCTGGACGCCATGAGTCAGCGACCGCCTTCTCGGCGGCCATCTGCATTTGCTTTTGCATGTTTTGCTGGAGCAGTGCTTGATCGAGTTGCATGCCCTCGTTGCTCCTGTCCTCCATGACCAGGCTCACAGGCAGATAGTTGATGAAAGCGCTGGACTGTGATCGTCCAGAAACCTGCCGAGGGATCGGCATTGGCGATACCAAGCCACCGTCTGCGTAGCCGCGGCTATTGAGGGCGGACAGGTAATCAAGCATTCCAGGCTGGCTGACAACCTCACGGCGCAGTACAAACTCACCGGCGTGCACTATGCCGGCAGGGTCATATTTGCCGCCCGCACCGGTGTAGCCGCCGTCGGAGAACCCGTACGCAGACGAGTAGCCAGCTTGGGAGGCTCCGAGGTTGGAGGAAACAGCGCCCGCCGAGCCGGCTTCCATACCATTACCCCCGCCACCGCCAAAATAGGCGGATACCGCAGTGGCGCCCCAGCTCGCCAGGCCTCCCAGCAGCCCAGATGCAGCCTGCTGGGTCGCAATGCGCGCCATATCGGCAAGGATCGACTTGGTGAAGTCTGCGAACGAAAACTTGCCAGTCAGGGCGAAGTTCACGACCGCGTCCTCCATCGAGCTGAACGCATTCGTGAACAGGGACCTCGTCTGCCCGGCGACATCCCGGGCCTGGTCCAGGTAATTCTGGAAGGCCGAAGATGCCCCCTTGCGCCAGTCGCCTTGGGCGGCGTTCATCTGGTCGTAGTTGGCGACGGTGGTTTCCTGCAGGTCCTTCTCGGTCTTGTTCAGGGCCGCCAGCTTCTGGTTGTACTCATCGAGGCTCATGCCGCGAGAGCCATCACCGTACTGGTTGGCCAGATCCAGGCGCTGTTGGTTGATGCGGTCAGTGATACCGTTCTGCTGATCCTGCAGGCCGCGCCCGCGGTCACTCAGCCCAAGGCCATCGGCGGCACGCTGCCCCTGAAGCCTCAGCGCCAGGACCTGCTGGTCGAGGGCGTCGGTGTAGATCTGCACGGCCCTTGCCTGCTTGCCAAGTCGGCCCTGCTCATTGGTCGCGAGCACCGAAAGCTCGGTATCGGCATCCTTCTGCACCTTCACCATGGCAGCCCGGGCGTCGGCGATCTTCTGGTCCAGCTGGATTCGCTGCTGGGCGCTGGTACTGCTTCGCCCCTTGGCCTCCTCCAGCGCCTTGATCTCTGCCTCGTAGGCGTTCGTGACCTCGGCCTTCTGCTGCTCGATGATCGCAGCGCGTTGGGCGGCATACGACTCCTGTGAGATAAGCCCGGCCTTCTGCGCCGCATCCAGCTCTTTCTGATGATTCTTGTACTCGGCCAGGATGGCGCTCAGCGCGTTCTTCTGGTCGTTGAAGCCTGAGAGGTCGACCGATCCTGTCCGGCCGGCCGTATCCTTGAACTGCTTGGCGATGTCGGCCCGCACCCGGGCGATAGTCTCAGGCTTGAGCCGTTCATCATTTGGGTTGACCTTGCGAATCGCATCCAGAGACTGGTTGTACTCCTTCAGTGCATCGGCCCGCTTCTCGGCGTTGGTCCTGGCGGATTTCTCCAGGGCGTCGATCTTGCCGATCGCCACGATGGCCGCCTGTTGCCGTTGAGCGTCCAGTTCCTGAGCCTTGGCTATCGCCTGCTGCGTGTCCCGCTGCTGGATCAACCCCTTCAGCTCAAGGCTGGCGTTGGTGAGCTTCTTCTGAGCATCGCTGTCGTCGGCATCGGCATTCACAGCGCTCTGTGCCGCAGCGACCTGGCGCTGCAGGTCGACGATCCGACTCGCGATGTCCTGGTCTCGACCAATGTTCTTGACCGAATCGACCGTGGCAGCAACCTCGCCACGTAGGGCCTTCCATCCGCGCTCCCAGATGGACAGGTTCTCGGTGACCTCCTTGCTGCGATTCTTGATGGTGTCGACGTATGTGTCGGTGAGCAGCTTGGTGGCGCCGATGGTGTCGCCCTGCTCCTTCAGCGCAACGATCTGCGAATAAGTCGAAGCCGTCAGGAAGTTGTACTGCTCGTTGAGATCTTTGGCGGCGGCCACCGGGTCTTTGCCGATCTTCACGAACTCGGCAACTGTTTCCTCTACCGCCTTCCCGGTCGCCGAGCGCCACTCCAAAGCGGCTTCGGTGATCTCGACGAAGCTGCCAGCGGCGATCTTGCCACTGCCGGCCAGCTGGGTGAGTACCTCGGCCGCGGCGCCGGTGGTACCGACAGTCGCGGCGACCTCGCGCGCCATGCCGGAAATCCGGTCCGACGTCGTGCCGGCCGCGTTGCCGGTGGTGATCAGCGCTTTCTGGAAACCGACCGCCTCTTCGCTGCCCGAGTAGTAAGCATATCCGAGCACGCCGACCGCCGCCGCTGCGACGGTGAACGGGTTCACCAAGCCAAGGACGTAGCCGCCCAGCGCCTGAATGGCTGGGCCCACGCCGCCGAACATGTCCTTGAGCTGCCCGCCCTGCTGCAGTAAGACTTGGAGCGGAGCCTGGCCACCCTGCAAGGACACCACGATATCGGTGAACTGGGCCGGTACGCCGCGCAGTGCTGCTGCGGTGGCTTGGCCGACATACCCGTCTTGTTCAGCGCAACATCGGCGCCGCCCAATGCGGTGCGCGCCTGGTCGATCTTCGTCTGGTATTCCCCGAAGGTCTCCGCATCGAGCGCACCACTGGCACGGAAGCCTTCAGCTTCTGCTCCATCTGGTCCAGCCGGCCCATGGCCGCGACGGTTGGATCAATCTTGCCCAGCAGTTCCTCGAGCGCCTGGCCTTCTTCCCGATGTGCGCCGGCGGCCTCTTCGCCGCCTCCGCTTGGCGCTCCTCCGTGGCGATGAGGGCCTGGGCTCGGCTGTTAATGGCCGCCTGACGGCTGGCACTGTCCGACAGCACGGCATTCGCCTGGGCAGTGACCTCGGCGCTTTGCTCTGTCGCCCGGTTCAGCGACTGGACGTACTGGCTTGCCTCAAGCGAGGCCTTGGCCACGGCCAGAATTCTGGCTTGCTGCTCGTCAGCAGATTCGGCAGCGCGCCGGCCGGCCTGGGCTCCCGGCATCCGTGGCACTGGTGAGCGCCTCCTGCACCTTGCCCGCCTGCGCGGCCTCGGTCCCGAAACGCACCCATATTCGCTGCAGCACTGCTGAACGCCGTTGAGGCGCTGGTAACAGCGCGCCCCACGGTGGCCATCTGCTGCGCCAGCTCGGCCTGCTTGGCGTTAAGCGACTGCAGCTCCTGGACGATCTGGCGGGTGTCGCCCTGTAGGCTGCCCAGGGCAGTCTCCCAGGCGCGCCCAGTTCGTCCAGCCGACTCCTCGCTGCGCTTGCCAGCGTCCGTCAGCTGGTCGAGGTTATCCTTGGCCTCGACAGCATCGCCGGAGTCGATCTGAAGACCGAGAGAGGCAATGGTGGTCATGATCTACTCCATGGATTCGGCCATGACGGCCAAGGCCTCAACCTCCATTACGCGGAGATCGGGGAAAATGTCGGTGAGGTCGCGGCGCTTGATCCCGAGCATCGATGCTGTTGCGGGGATGGCGGTGTAGTCCAGGCCAGATGGCCCGCCAGGCCCTACCCGCCACTGCGTGCCCATTGCGTCGAACAGGCGGAAGGCAGGCCAGGCGTCTGGCCAAACCTCCACTTCCTCTACAGGGATGTCCGCCAGGGTCAGCCCCAGCGGGGCCAGTTGCTCCGCAGATGGGCCGCGCTCGTAACAGGCCCGGGCCGCCGCCCTCAGTTTCCCAATCGGGCCGGGCTGTATGCAGCTTGGAAGCGTCGGTCACTGCCTTCGGTGCGCCGGTGCAGGTGCGCACCAGCTCGAGGATCGCTTTTTGGCTGAACTTGTCCTCCAGGTCCCAGCCGGTAACGATCTCACCCAGTTGCTCGGCCTGCAGGGTGATTTCGCCAGCGGTCACCTCTTCCCAGGTTGCGCCGTCGCTCTTGGCCTTCTCCGCCCAAGCATCGCGCGCTTTGTTCCAGCGGTCGAACATGCCGGCAAGGGTTATGCGGTCCATGTAGCGGAACTGAAACGCCACAGGCACCGACTCACCGCCGATACGCGGCACCTGAACCTCGGCGGTGAACGTCGGGCTCTGGGCAATCTTGATCTTCGCCATGAGTGCTCCTTACACGCCGGCCAGGTAACGGACCGGACGACCCGACAGCGCGATGCTGATGGTACGGGTCATGAGGTTGTTACGTTCCATCGTTGGGGTGGTGGTGATGCTCACGTAGCCCGGGTAGAGGATCTGGTCGCCATTTGGCAACTTCAGGCGCACCACGGTCAGTTCCTTGCTATCGCCGTAGGCTCGACCAGCCCAACATAGGCTGCGGCAGGCTGATCCTCGACGGTGATCGAAAGTGTGATGGGGTTGCGGTTGGTGGGGAACTGGCGATCGTCGTCGTCCTCCAGATACCCCACAGTGAGGTACTGCTGCTCGCCGCCGGAGGAAGTGAAGGCAGTGACTTTCGAGATCTGGGCCCAGTTGGTCACTGGGATCACAGATCCCAGTCCTGCACCTGCAGTGTATTTTTCGGCGTTGGTGGTGTTCAGGCCAGCCAGCGAGAACTTGTCGGCGGCGACACTGGCCGCGCGGACAGCACGGTCATTGATCAGCGACCAACCGGAGCTGACCACAAGGACATCGCCGTTCTTGATGGTGTGTCCTGCCGCGCTGGCCACAGGCGGCGCAGCATTGGTCAGAGCAGTGAAGGCAACGGCAGCGGCGAGTACGCTGGCGATTTCCAGCACGGCACCGTTCGGCAGCGGGAATTTTGCGGCCATGGAGTATTTCCTCGTTGTTGCCCGCCGGGCGGCGGTTGGTTATGCCCCAGCGGGCGATTGGTCCGCGATACCGCGGTAGGTGAAGCTGGCCGGGATCGTGTAGGTCGCCGACTCGGTGATGGTTGGGCCTTGGTCAACTGGCTCGGTGACCATGCCCTCGAAGCCGTTGCGGATTAGCTCAGAATCAACCCGGAACAGGGCGCTGAGCTCGTCGACCAGCTCTTCGGCAGTCGCCAGGGCCTGGCCCGCCGGGCAAGTGATGCTGACCTGGTACACGCCGGTGTACTCGTAGGCGTCGCCGCCGAGGTAGTTGCAGGTGGTGGCACCCGGCAGCAGGTATGCCTGCAGGTAGGTTTCGCCCGGCAGGGCAGCAAATTCTTGCTCGAAGTTCGCGACACGGATCGGGCGCGCCGTAGCCCAGGCCATCAGGTTGATCTCGATGGCCTGGCGGGCTCGTGCATGGCTCATACGCTGTTATTCCTGATGGCTTCGTCGACGATGCGTTGGAAGTTGGCCAGGGTTACGCGGACCATGCCGGCCGGCGCCTGGGTTGAGTGGCCGTATTCCAAAGGGACCGCGTACGCCAAATTGTTCACGATGTAGCCGTCTGGCCGATGGTCAGCGCCTGCACCTGGCTGATGAGCGCGATAATGGCTTCGCTGCCCGACGGGTCGATGCGATCGAGTTCGTCGGTAGCTGGTGAATCGATGGAGAACTGCCAGTTACCCCGGAACCGCCCGCCAACGTATCCCTGGCCGGCAACCAGGCCGTTCACAGCGAAGTTCTGCTCGCGCTCGGTCTTGGTGAGGGGCTTGGCGTACTTCACACCCTTGCGCAGCCTGCCGGTCTTGGTGAGATTGTCCTGATTCAAGTTGATCAGCGTGTTCCGCACCGCGACCTTGAAGTCATAGTCGTCAGCAGCCCTGTTGGCCTTGGCCCGGTGAGCCACGTTGGCTGCCCATAGCTCCGGGTTGCCTACCGGTGACATGCGGATGACGCTGCTGCCGATCTCGATCACGATTTCGCGGAAGGTCGCGTCCAGGGCTTGCTCCGCCTGTTCTACGAAGGCCCGTATGGCCTCAGCGAAACCGCCCTGCTGCCCGCCGTATCGCTGGGCCATATGGGAACCGCGCGCCATATCACTTGCTCAGCTGGATGGTCCAAGTGGCCTGGGCTGGGTCCTCGGATACGTTAAGTGCGCGGTAGCCGCTCACCTGGTCGCCGATCTTGGGCGCCGCCGGGACGCCGGTGAGAGCACCGGCCTGCCCCTCGAACAGTTCGTTCTGAAGCACCAGCAGCTTCACGTCCTCGGTCTGAATACGCGAGCCGTCGATTTCCTTGGCCAGGTAGCTACCGAACACACCACGCCCAGCGTAATGGAAGGTTGAGGCCGGGACGGTGCCGCCGATCTCTGGGTCATATCCGCCCTTGACTGTGCGACTCCCTGCAACAGGCTTCACCGTGTCTGCTAGGCCGTCCGGATCATCGAACGCTTCCGACAGCTCGGCCTGAAGTTCTTCGCGCATGCCCATGGGTCAGATCCTCTTGAGCATCACGGTGCCGGAGCGGCGGGTCCAAGGGGCGATGAGGTCAAGGGCGAAGTTCTCGCCAGTCGTGCGGTCCACGGAGCCAGCGACATAGGTCTTGCTGGTCGAGGTACCGGACTGGGCCGACACGGTCTTGCTCTGCACTTCGCGCTGAGTGTCCTTGTAAAGCTGCCCGGCCGCAGCTAGCTTGGCGACTTGCGCGCCGGCACTCACGATGGCGTCCGGCGCCGGTTCTGGCACTGTCCGCTTGATCTTGGCCGTGAGCCAGGCATTGGCCATGGCCACGGCAAGGACCGCATCACCGCTGCCTGCCCAGCCTTGCCCGAGCCTCTGGTCAACATCAGCGACGGCGATGAAGTCGGTCATGGCTTATTCCTTCGACGGGATCAGTGCCTGCAGATCGGGCTTGTTGAGGGCTGGATCGAAGGTGATGCCCTGGGCCGTCAGCCACTCTTTGAGCTCAGGGACCTTCATCTTGTGAGGATCGGTCTCGGGATCAACGCCGCCCTCCTCCTTGATCGCCTTGTCGATCTCCGCTTGGCTGCTGAGCGAGGCGTAGCCGTTCGGTGGATAGGTCGACGCCTTGTAACCCTCCGCCACCCACTGAGCGACGGTCGGTCCATCCAAGCGCAGACCTTCCTCGATCTCGCTCACGCTGATGCCCTGGCGCTGGTACGCCTCGCCGATGTGCGGGGCATCGCCGTGCACGGACACCGAGGTAGCGCCGTCGATCACGCCGAAGAACTGGTCCAGGCGGCGATAGCAAGTGCCGCGCTCGTTGCCCGGGGTGTTGGTGTAGATGACTTTCATGGTTATCTCCTGCGCAGGGCGCCAGGCCGGCGCCCCGCATCATGGGTCAAGGAGTGGCGGTGCCGCTGATGACCGCGGCGAACGGAACCTGCTTGCGGTCGAAGACGCGCTGCCAATTGGCGGCATTGGCGTACTGGACGGCAGTCGGGCTGAGGTTCAAGTTCTCGCTACCCTTCCAGCTGAATCCGGCTGGCTGCAGGATGAAAGTCTTGCGCTCCCACAAGACCTCGGCACCACCACCGTTACCGCCGCCGGGTTTCCGCTCCAGCTCGACCGGCACAGTTGGCGACCCCTCGCCGTAGCCGAATGCACCCTGGCCGAAGAAGACAGACAGGAACTGGCCTGGCGCGTAGGTCAGGCTGTCATCCATGAAGACTGGCTTGCCAAGATAGGTGGCCAGGATGATCTTGCCCTGGGAGTCGCGCAGGTACTCGATCATGTCCTGCTTGACCATCTGATTCATGACCACCGAGTGGACGCCGATGGCAGCGAACATGTCAGCAGCATCACCAGCGGTGAAGGCAGCGTCCTGGAAGGCGTTTGCGCTGATCGACGCACCGGAGTCCTTGACCATATCGCCGCCGTTGTTGGCAATATTGGAAGCGATCACACCGCGGGCTGAGCCCAGCAAGTAACGCTGCCACTGGCGGGTCCAGTAGGTGCCGAAGCGGTTTCGGATATGCTGCTGAGGCTCGGAGTTCGCCAGCTCAGCAGTGAGGTCAGCGACGCCATAGCCTTTGTTGAGGTACAGCGTTCGAGCACGCATGCTGCCCTGCTCTGCCTTGCCGACCTCGCCCAGGTCATCAGGGTTGTCGTTGGATATGTTCGGCGCCTCGTCGCGTCGAGATCTTGCCAGTAGCTGATTTCGGACGTGCCCTGGCCGTTCTTGCGATGCCGTCCAGGGTTGCCGAGCGGGTCACGATGCCCGACTCGAAGACGGCGGTCTTCTCGGGGGAGTTCACCGGCTCCAGGGTGCCGTAGTAGTCGGAAACGAAGATGTCCGACAGTTGGGTGGTTGGCATAAGTTAGGTTCCTCGGGTGGCTTGGAGTTTCTTGAATGCTTCGGGGTTGTCACGAGCCATCGCAGCACGCTCGGTCTCGGTGTACTCGCCCCATTTCTTCGTGGCCTTGCCACCGTTGTCGCCGGTCTGCCCGGCACCCTGAGCCCTTGGCCACAGGTGGGTTGCGGTTTCGCGCAGGGATTCCGCCCATTCGAGGGGAGACAGCGGGGTCTTGCCGTCCTTCCCATACACGACTTCGCCGGCACGGTCGGTGGCAACGGGCTCGCCGTCATCGCTCAATTTGAAGGTGCCGCGGGCGCGGAGGATGATGTCCTCGGCAGCCTCGGGCAGCGCGCCGGCCTTAATGGCGGCAGCGCGGATGGAGTCAGCCAGCACCTTATCGCTGTACTTGGCAGCGAAGGCCTCGGCCTTGTCCGCACGCTCGTTGGCGGCCTTAACCTGCTTGTCCAGGTCGGTGCGCAGGCGCTCGGTTCGGCGACTGATCACCTCGTCCAGCTTGCCCTCGGCGATCAGCTTGGTCTCTTCGTCCTGGCCGGCCTTTGCCAGCAGATCCTTGACCGCTTCGATGTCCAGGCCGTCGAACTGACCTTTCAGCTTGTCCAGTTCGGTCTTGATGGCCTTGTTGGAGCCGATCAGCTCGGTATTTTTGGACTTGAGGCCCGAGACCTCGCCGTCCAGGAATTTCTGCACCTCGCCGCCCAGCGCTGCCTTCAGCGCAGCGGTTTGGGTTTCGTCGAGGGTAAGGCCGTGGGCGGCCGGGTCGAAGTCAAAAGGCATTTGGTTATCCCCTGGGGATTGAGTGGCCCGCCTGGCGGGCATAAAAAAACCCCGCACTTAGCGGGGTTCCGAGTCGCGATAGGGATGGCTCAATACGTACTGAGCTTGCGCAGGACCTGTTCAAAAATAGAGTTGGCTAAGGTGTGTAAATCGATATTTGCATTGATCACTTGCGCCTCTAAGCCGGCTACTTCAACCACGATCCGTTCCTGTCGATATGAAACACTTAGATCAAACATAAATCGTGTCGAAGGCGCGTCAGAGATACCCTCCATGGAAATTTCTCCTCGTGCCCAGAGAACATCGCCTATCTCCAGAGCTGCTAAATACGGATACAGATCCCCACCATCTCGCGCCTTGATCGCAACAACCTCTGAGATTCTATTGCCGATCCCGAGGCGATCGAGCAGAGCGTATCGCAGCCCGAGTAACGCGTCGCGCGTCAGCTCACGGCGCTGAACTGTAACCACATGGTTGTTTTCGTAAGCTACCTGCAACTCTCGATACCCAGACATCCTGCCACCATTCTCAATAAGACGAGTGGCGAATCTATAGTTTGGCTCTTTCAAATGCCAGAGGCTCCAGTTCCTTGAGCTGGTCCAGCGTCAGCGGCTTGAAGTTTTTGTCTAGCTGCAGCGCAGCGAACCGCTCGGCCGTCAGTCCACCATCGCGGAACAGCTTCCCGCGCACCGGCCCCAGTGCCACATCTTGAAACGTCGCTGGCTGCGTTTTGAGCCACTGGTAGTAGCTAAGGCTTGCCGAAACCTGCTCGCCTCCGTTTGCGCCTACCGACGCCCGGGTGGCGCCCTGCCCGAACAGTGCCGACAATCTGGTGATCGGTGTGATTGTGGTTCGGCAGTGGATGTGGAACGGGGGCACAGGCCCTTTTCCCATCTCGAACTCGCGACCATCTAGGCTCCGGCACTGCACGCTGGTCTTACGATCCAGGGTGGCGACGATCCGATATCCCAGCACCACCTCGGCATTCGCTTGAGCGTTTCCAAGCGCGCCGTAGTGGCCACATGCTGGACTGCGGTCTGGACGACTGCCCGGGCGCTTCGGTTCGTGACTGCCAGCACGCCGTCTGTGAAATTCTGCGCCGCGGTGCCGCGAATGGCCTGGGTGATCTCGGCGTTGGTCTGGCCCTGCACGACTCCCATCCGGATGGCGTTGGTTACCCGGTCCGACTCGGTGCGGGTCCAGCCGCTCAGGAAGGGCTTCAACAGCTTGCCGCCATAGACCCCAGCCACCTGCAGGGGTTGCGTGTTGATTGCGGCCCTGAGCAACGAGTCTGCCGGCATCGCCGCATCGATCAGCAGCGCCTTGGCCAGGCTGCGGCCTTCGAACGCTGCCTCGTACTGCGCGATGTCCACCAGGTCGGACTGCATCCTGTCGCTGAAGGCCTTGTAGATTTCCAGCAGCTTGCCGCCAACACGCCCCAGGAACTCTTCCAGCCGGCTCCGGCCGTATGTGGTCAGCTCCTTGCGGGTGAGCTGGTCGCGGACATGGCTGTCAGCCCGGCGCAGGTAGCTCTCGAACTTCTTGATCTCGCCCGCCTTGAGACGCTCAAGCAGTACCGAGTGGCGGCTTACCTGCTCCAGCAGCTTCTCGTCCGCCGTTTGCTCCGGTTTCGTCGCCATCGTCTTTGTCCAAGTTGACGCCGCCCGCGCCGTGGTCGTCGCCGATCAGTTCGGCCTCTTCGTCGTACGGATGCTCAGGCAGCTTGCCGGTGGTGAGGTACTGCCAGTAAGTCTCGGCGCTGATGGTGCCGGCCATGACGCTCTTCTGCAGCTCGGCCAGCACCTGGGCATCGACCTCAGGGATCACGAACTCAGGCTTGACCGTGAAGACCACCTCGTCAGGGTTGAAGCCGGTCCACTCTGCGGCGTACCGCAGGGCCTGCTCGATGGCCTCTGCGGCGGTAATTACGATGCTGTGCAGCGTGGCGTGCTGGTCGTTCTGGCGGGTTTTGCGGGCCTCGCCCGATTCGGTGCCCGAGACGTCCATAACCTTCGCGCCGGCTTCGAGCGCGGCGTTCTTCTGATCTTCCATCGCCGTGCGCACAGCCTGGATGCCGGCGCCTTGGAACTCCAGGTAACCGCACGACCCTTTGGGGCCCAGGTCCCAGGCCGCAGATGGCCCGGTTACGCTCAGCTCTACGCTCTCGTCCAGGCCGGACACCCATGGCTGCGGGTGGCTGGTCTGGTGCAGCGCGGTGAAGTAATCAGCGCTCAGCTGGTAGGACTTCAGCGCGGCCCTTGCCATGGTCAGCAGTGGGATCTCGTCCACGTCGGGAGAGTTGTCGGTCGAACCGCAATAGATGACCGGGATGTAGCCGAGACCGCGCACCAGGTTGTTGCTGCCGTCGACGGTTCCCAGCGGGCGGTCGTCCTCGATCAGCTCGCCGGCCTCGTTTCGCACGCCGGTGCGGCAGACCGCCCCGTCCATGTAGAACTCGCGGTAGACCGTCTCGCATTCGTGGCTGTAGCGATCCTGCTCCTTGCGCCTGAATTCACGGAAAACCGACAGCACCAGGTCCTGACGGCCGCCTTGGTCGGCAGTGTCCCAGTTGATGGCGTTGCGCACCGCGTACGTGGCGAAGTACGGCTGGCCCGCATCGTCGATGTTGACCACCAGAGGCACACGGCCATGGGAAATGGCCTGGCGCACGATCCGCAGGAACAGCTGGGTCAGGCCGAAGCCATCCGCCGTGGCGTTGTCCTCCAGGCCCTTCAGTCCCGATGGCAGGTTCACCTCGGGGATCAGCCGGGAGACCAGCCCCATCATCGAGCGCAGCGAATCCCGCACCCAGTGCTCGTATTGGGCCCGGTCGGTGTAGTTCCGGTAAAGGTAGGCATTGCCGGCGCCGTCCAGCTTCTCGGCCTCGGTCATGCCGCCGGGCTTGGGCAGATTGCGGGGGCTGCGCTTGATGGCGCCCTCGCCCTCCAGGGCGTCGTCCATCATCCGCCACTCTTCGATGTGAGCGTCGTAGTCTGGGTTGGTGGATTGAACAGGCATTACGCCAAACCTCCGATGCGGCGGGTGCCGGCGGACTGAGTCTTGATCGGGAACCGCTTGGCGATGAAGTAGCCGGCGGCGTCGTTCATGTGGTCGTGGCCCTTCTTGGGGTCTTTGTCCGGCTCGCCCTTGTCGGTGTACGTCTGCCGCTCCAGGCACTGGGTTAGCTGCGGGCATTGGTCGATGTTGACCTTCATGCGCCGCTCCCCGTAGGTGTTGAGGAACATGGCGTTGACCGCGTTGATACGGTCCTTCACGCCGGGGTTCTGTGAGTCGACCACGACGGTGAAGCCGGCTTTCTTGAGCAGCGACAGGTCCGACTCGCTGGCGTTCTTGCTGCTAGTGTTCTGGCCGCTGGCGTCCGGGTACACGGAAACGCTGTGACCCGAGAAACGCACCTTGATCTTCTCGATCATCTCAGGCGTATCGCGCACCGAGTGGAACTCGTCCAGAGCCATCGGCAAGCCATCCCGGACCACGTACACAACCGCGGCCATCTTCATGACGTTGAAGTCCATGCCGATGTGTATGGCCTCACCCGGTTTGATGCGCTCGCTGGTGCGGCACTCTGCCCGGTCGAAGGTGTAGTAGACGACGCCGGCATAGTTCTCGAACCCGGCCTCGTATTCCTGGCGGAACGTGCGCGGATCCATCTTGCGCCGGGCGGCGTCCAACTCCTCGGCCGGAACGTTGCCGCCTTGCAGCGAGGTGTATTGCCAACTCTTGTGATCTGGCTCACCGCCGGGCTGACCGTCCCGGTATGTGTCGTAGCAGTGATTGAAACCCTTCGGAGTGCCGATCCGCAGCGCGTGCCCGCCTTTGCGCGACTTTCCGGTCTGGGGAATCGTGTACTGGCAGGTCGAGAGCATGGGTCGCAGCACTTCCTCCCAGGCTGCCCACGGGCAGTCCGCCCATTCGTCCACCAGGACGAAGAACAGGCCCGAGCCTCGCAGGTTGTCGTAGTTGTCCAGGCCGACCACACGCATGATGTGGCCGGACTTGAGGGTGATCGAGCACTCCGTCTCGTTCGGCCGGGCTGCGCGCCATGCCTCGGGGATTGCCTGCTTGAGGCGTCGCCAGAACACCCGCTTTGCCTGCTTGAACGTCGGCGCGCCATACCAAATCTCGTCCTCGACGCTCACGCCCCACTCCGCAGCCAGTCGGGCGGCGCGGCGCATCTCAGCCTTGCCGAGGAAGGTCTTGCCGAATCGCCGCCCGCACACCGCGTCACGGAAGCGCGCCTCGGGCTGGAAACCCCAGCAGTAGATGTTGGCCTGCTTCGGCGTCAGCTTAACCGGGGGGTCATAGGTACGGGGTAGTCGGGACACCTTCGTCTGGCTCCAGCTTGTACTCAGCAACGGCGTGCTGCTGGTCCGCCTGGGAGCCCAGGGGCTTGTCGGGTTCGATCTTGCGGTTGACATACATGTCGCCGCACTCCTTGGCCGCCTGCTCGTAAAGCTGGGCAGTCAAAGCGAGGTTGCGCATGTTCTCAGCCTTCTCAGCCATCCTGCTCAGACCGCGCAACCTGTATGCCCGGTTGGCGATCGGGATGTCGCTGGTTTCCTCTCTGAACCGGGTCCTGCACTCGTGAAAGTAATCTTTCCACTTCTGCGCCAGGTCGCGCCCGGAATACTTCGTCGGGTCGTACCTCTCACACAACTGGCGAGATACCTCCACCCCGTACTGGTCCTTGACGGCCTGCGACACCTGACTCGGTGTATCGAAGCAGGCTAGAGCCTGAACGATGAAGGCCTTCACCTCATTTTTCAGGGCTGCCATAGATTTGGGTTCCGTCAAGGGCTGTCAAGGATCACGCCGACTTGAGCAGACAGGTTCCGCAGGCCCTCGAAATGTTGATCTTGGCCACCTCAGGCGGCCGACTTGCAGCGTCGATCAGCTGCTGTACTTCCTCGCTGGCACCGTAGCGCCTCACCACCCCGACGAACTCTTCCACGTCGTGTCCGCGCAAGTAGAGCTTGGGCAACCCCTCCTGGGTGAACTTGGGTGCTCCGTACTCATCGGTCGCCTGGGCGATGTGGTACAGCTCGTGCTCGACCAGGGCGCAGAACTCGGCATCAGTGCACTGGGCGCAGTAGTCGGCAGCCAGCGTGATGAGGTAGCTCGGCTCCTCGCCGAACCACTCACGCATCTGCTGCTCTTGCCGAGCCTTCTGCCAGCCACCAACACGGAACATCAGCTGCTCGGCTTGGCCAAGTACTACCCGACCCTGCTTAGCGAAGCCAGTAGAAGCCCAGAGCACGCCGATGTTCACATCAAGCAGGTGGGCATGATCGGGGTTATGCAGGCTTCCGGTATCGGCCAGGATCTCAGTGTTGATCCATCCCCACACTTCAGGAGCTGGGCTCAGGGTCAAGAAGACTTGTTCGAGCAGATCAGCCGAAGGGGTTGGTCTGCTCATACTCACTCCCGCGCCATAAATAGACGCATGTCGATTTCGTGGCGCGGACCAGCTCAACCAGTTGCACACGCTGCACTCAAGCGTCGGCAGACCCACGTATTTCTATCTAGGCGACATGGTGCTTTTCGAGCGCGCAGGCATATATAAGAGCCAAGCTAATTCAGCGATTGCCTTATAGGTCTTATCATCGTCTGGGCTGTCGAGGTCAGCCAACTGCTCCCCATCTTCAGCTGCGACGCGGCCACCCTCATCAACCCAAATTTCACCTAATGGGACATAAAACTTGCTGCCAAATGGGTCAGTCGCTTCTTTCTCGAAGACGTAGCGAACTACAACCTTCCCTTTGATTATCGCATTTACGCTGATTGCACGACCGTTACCGAAATCAGTGTTGAACGCTGCATTCCCTCCGTTGCTTGAAGGGACAAAAGAGGCACAAAATGTGCTGCGCTCGCTCGCTTTCGCGAACGACTCCTGAAGCGTCTGCTCTACGATACCTATACACAACTGCGCTTGCTTAAGCCGCTCGTGGGCACGTAAAACCAACATTCTTTGATCCGAATCCAGCTTGCTAATCATTTGCACACCTCCATTGTGGAAGTGACGATTGTAGCCCAACGCGCGAGCTTAGATGACCGCATACAATTCAACTGGGCGGCACGCGGTTGAGAGCTTCATCAGCCTTATCTATCGCCTCGGTTGCCGTAGCCGCTGCCTTGGTAGCCTTCTCGGCGGCACTGCCCGCTTTGCGGGTAAGCTCGTCCAACCGGTGATCGCGCTGCTTGGTGGCCTCGTCGTAAGCGGACCGGATCTCAGTCAGCTGCCGCTGGTAGGTCTCAGTCAGTGCCCACTGTCCGACTTGGTAGCCCATGAACATGCCGCCAGTGACCAGCAACAGAGCGATGAACCAGACCTCAATGCGGCGCCACCAGTGGCGGGCCATGAACTGAATCGCGCATTTGTCCATCACGTGGTACCTCCCAGCTTCAAGCGGAGTCGGGCGATCTCGTCGCTCTGAAGGGTGACACGCTCGGTGAGGTTAGCGACTTGGCTGGTCAGGGCTTCGATCTTCCCCTCCATGCGGCCAACGGTTGCGGCAAGATCGTTGCGTTCTTTGGCGAACTGGTCGGCGCGGGCCTCGGCAAGCTTGCGTGCCTCGCGCTCAGAGTCGAGCAGCTCATTCAAGCGTCGCACGGTGCCGATGTCGGCATTGTCCATGGCGCGGTCAGCGGCGTCCCTCGACAGGAACTTGCGCAACCAAAGGAAGCCGCCCAGCAATACGGTGCCCGTTCCGCCCAGCCAGGTAGCTGTGCCTGGGCCGAGGTCGGTCGGTCCATTGGTTACTCCATCCTTCGGGCTACTTAGGCCTTCTGCAATAAAACAAAACCCCGCTGACTGCGGGGTTCTGATTTGATTAGTCTTCTAGAGCAAGGATGTCGTCCTCTTGCTCTGGGTAATGCTCTTCGTATTCTTCATCGATAGCACTTTCAACGTCATCAAGCGGCCGCTTCGCTCGGACCAGCTTAAGAACCTACTTACGCCCAGGCGGGGCCAGGCCTCGATTTTCGGCGTCTGAATGAACGCCAGTTCATTATTGGACGCCATCGTTCCTCGATCAACGCAACTCCAGTTCAGCTGAGCCAGATGATCAATCACGTCTGCAACAAAGGATTCGCGGAGCGCTTTTCGATTTGAAGCCCGCTTTAGGGAATCGCGAGAAATTCGGAATCGAGAAATTTCTTTCCCCTTAATCTCGCTGTATATCGAGAGATTGATGAGGATAGCCTTAGGG